CTAGTAAAACTTTAGTGAATAAAATGCTTAATTTAGATCAACCTATTGTTGGAATTTATGGCAAAAGTGGGGTTTCAAAAGCAAATTCTTATCTTGAATTAAAGGATTATTGGTGTGTTGATGCTGATGTTGACTTTTTAGTAGGTTCTGTTATTTTAGTAAAACAAAATGTTTTGAATCTTATCAAAGAAAAAATAATAAATATTGGATACCCAGAGAGAGGTGACGATATATTAGTAAGTTATTGGATTAAAAAAGCCTTAAGAATAAATACTTTAAAAACAGTAAGCGGCAAAATACTTAACTTACCTGAAGGTGACGTTGGACTCAACAAGAATCCTGAACATTTTTTGATGAGATGGAACGTTGTTGAAAAATTTAAAAATTTAACTTGGTAGCAGGGTCAAATTATCGTATTATGAATCAATTAAAAAGATTTCCTATAAAATATATTAGAGATTTTATAAAAAAAGATTACAAACTTCGTGACGAGTGTTTTATATGTGGTTCAAAACTAAAATTAGAATTACATCACTTACTAAGTGTGAGTGAACTATTCAATAAATGGTGCGTAAAAAATAAAGTCACCACTATTGATGATGTTGATTATATAAAAAAATTAAGAGTTCAATTTGCTGAAGATTGCAAAGATGAGTTAAGTCATGAGCATCTATTTACTTTATGCTCAAGTCACCATAAGCAACTCCACTCTATATACGGACAAACTTATTCAAATCATCTAGCTCCTAAAATTAAAAATTGGCTAGAGATTCAAAAGGCAAAAAATGGCAGATAACGAAGAGATAAAAGGTTTTAGAAAGTGGGTTGCAGATAGATTAAAACTTAATCCTGCTCAACCTTCTATTGCTTCTTTAGAACCTTATGCTTCTCCAGAAACAATTGTTGATTTTGAACAAGCATATAGAGAGATTGAAGTAGTTCATCGCTCTGTGGATATGATTATTAATGCTTGTATAGAGATACCGATGATTGTTGAGGGAGCCACACCCGCTAAAAAAGTAAATAAATTATTAAATATAAGACCTAACC